CTCAGGTCTGCAGATCTTGGCTGGTTTGGCCAGAGATAAATCCACCGCCACTCTGGTCAATGTGTTCCCTGGAGAGAAGCCCACTGATGCCTACCTAGCTGTCGCTGAGGAAGCCAAGAAGCTGCTGCCTGACAAACTCGCTGCGCTGATGGATAGAAAAACCACAAAGCGCACAGTTATGACAATTCCCTACAACGCTAAGGAGTATTCAAACCGAACCTACATCCGTGAGGCGTTGAAGGAGAAGCAGGCAGAAGTTGAGTTTGAGGATGTGGACAGAATCACAAAGGCTGTCCGCCACTCCATGAACAAGATTGTTCCAGGTCCTATGGCTGTCATGGACTGGATCAATGATCAGGTCAAGGAGGCTCTCAAAAAAGGTAAGGATGAGCTGAAGTGGACCACACCTTCTGGTTTTGTTGTCTATCAGCGGCTGATGAAGCCTAATGTAGTTAGGGTTGAACTCCAACTACTCGGCAGTGCTAACCTGAAGGCTAGGCTAGAAGTGGCTGACGGTGACACTGACACGGTTGATAAGAACCGACACAAGGCGGCCACTGCCCCCAACCTGATCCACTCTCTGGATGCCAGTCTCCTGCACCTCGCCTTCCTCAACTTCGCTCAACCGTTCACTGTTATTCACGACAGTGTTCTTTGTAGGGCCCCTGACATGGCTGTCCTGAACCAGGCAGTCCGTGATGTCTATGCCCATATCTTTGCCCAGCATGACTACCTGACGGAGTTTGCTGCTCAGATTGAGGCAACTGATCCTCCACCGATCATCGGCGACTTCAACCCTGAAGCCGTGCTAAATTCCACCTACTTTTTCTGCTAATCAATCCACATGGCACACAAAATCCACAAGACTGCTCAGCCTGTCATGCTCGATGGGTTTCAGGCGATCCTGAAGCCCTCTGAATACGGCTACACTCTGACTGCAGTCTTCACCGACGAAGAGCAGATCTCCGCTATGGAGACTGAGCGTGAAGAACAGCTCACTGCCATTAAGGCCAAAATTAAGAACCCGAAGCGTGCTGTTCTGAAGCCTGAGCCTTGGGAAGAGGTCGCTGCTGGTCAGCACAAGGTGAAGTTCACCTGGAAGGCCACTGAAAAGCCGACCATCGTTGACTCTGAGGGCACCCTCGTAACCGATGAAGACCTCAAGGTCTACAGCGGCAGCAAGGTGCGGCTGGCTTTTGTCCAGAAGCCCTACCTGATGAAGGACGGGATCACCTACGGCACCAGTGTGAAGCTGTCGGGTATCCAGATCATCAGTTTGGCCAGCACCAGTGGTACTCCATCACTGACTGCTGATGAGGCCTCGGACTTCTTCGGTGCTTATGAAGGTGGTTTCTCTGTCGATGACATCCCTCCGGCTGACACTGAAGACGACGAAGAGGGTGGTGAATCTGAGGCTGAAGACAAAGAGTTCTGATGCCTAAGTTCCGATCAATGCTGGAAGCTAAGGTCTCTGATCTTCTCCAGCATCATCGGGTCAAATACGAGTACGAAACGGTTCATCTTCCGTACACGCTGGAATGTAAGTATAAGCCGGACTTCATCCTCCCCAATGGAATCTATTTGGAGGTGAAGGGCTACTTAGATGCCGACGATAAGCGGAAGATGATTGCCGTTAAAAAGAAGCACCCAGAATTAGATATTCGTTTCGTATTTCAAGGCCCATTCAAGATCATACCACGAACCAAGATGACTCATGCCCAGTGGGCTGAGAAGCACGGGTTTCCGTGGTGCCACTACCAGAACATACCACTTTCATGGCTCAAGTCTCCTTCAACTTCTACGACGACGACGGCAGCCGAATCTCTCACCAACTGAGGGGAGAGCAAGTTCACTGCTGTGTTGATCAGATCGACCGCTTTGTCGAGTTTCTCCTTGGCCAAGGGTTTCAGTCCGCCAGCATCTTCCATCACCTAGATCAGCTGGTCGAAGAGTACGACCACGCAAACCCCGGAAAGCTGGGTGGAGAGTTCGGCTTCTGAGTTCCTCTATCACACCGACTGTTCCAGCTGCGGATCTTCCGATGCAGGTTCGATCTACAGCGATGGGCATTTCTACTGTCACCGATGTGGTCACTATCAACACGGCGATGGGGAAATTCAATCCACTAAACAAACCATGTCCTATGTCGAAGTCAAAGGTGAAGCGGTCCGGCTTGCGAAACGGAACCTTCGGGCGGAAACCTGCCGAAAGTACAAATGCTTCAAAGACGGTGAACTTCTACGCTTCTACTACCAGGACCGCTCTGGCTCTGTTGTTGGCGCAAAAGTAAAGACTCTCGATAAAGAGTTCACCTGGGAGGGCTCCAATAAGGATAAGCTCCTTTATGGTCAGTGGCTCTGGTCAAACGGAGGCAAGGGCTCAGACAGGTTTGAGAAGAAGGTGATCATCACCGAGGGTGAGCTGGATGCTATGTCCGTTCATGAGGTCTTCCCAAACTGGCCTGTGGTCAGCCTACCCAACGGTGCTAGGTCTGCCAGGAAGAGCATTCAAAACCAACTGGAGTGGCTTCAAGAGTTTGAAGCTGTCTTACTCTTCTTCGATAACGATGAAGATGGACGGAATGCCACTGAAGAGGCTGCTGCTGTACTGCCTACCGGCAAGGTCAAGATCGTCAAGATCGACCCTAAGTACAAGGATGCTTCTGATGCACTTCAAGGTTCAGATAGTAAAGCTATCAGCAGTGCTATTTGGAATGCTGAGGCGTGGACACCGGGCGGAATCGTCTCTGGTAAAGACCTACTCACCTTGGTTACTACTCCCAACCCACCTTGTGAGTATGAGTACCCCTGGATTGGTCTGAACACCAAGACCCACGGAATCCGTTATGGAGAGCTTGTCACCTTCACTGCTGGTTCTGGCATCGGGAAAAGCTCCATCTGCCGTGAGTTGGCCACCCATCTACTTAATAGTGGAGCCAATGTGGGCTACCTGGCTCTGGAGGAATCCAACCGCAGGACTGCCCAAGGCCTGATGTCAGTGCATGAGGGTAAACCCTTCCACATCGGTGAGCACTCAGCCGAGGACCTTAAAAAAGCCTACGACAACACCCTGGCTAAATGGAACCTCTTCCTGTTCGACGGCTTTGGATCGTATGACCCTGAGTTGATCTACAAGAAGATTGAGTACATGGCTCTGGGCTTGGACACCAAGATCATCTTCCTGGATCACCTATCAATCCTGCTTTCTGGTTTGGACGGTGATGAGCGGCGGATGATTGACGTGACCATGACCAAGCTCCGCAGCCTGGTGGAGCGCACAGGAATCACCCTGTTCCTCGTCTCCCACCTCAAAAGAACTGCTGGTGATCAGAACCACGAGGAAGGCGCCAGGGTCACTCTGGGGCAACTCAGGGGATCTGCCGCCATTGCTCAACTCAGCGACACTGTGATCGCCCTGGAGCGCAACCAGCAGGACGAAAGGGGTTCAGGCACCACGGTGCGGGTCCTCAAGAATCGCCTGACTGGTGAGGTCGGACCTGCCTGCATCTTGAACTACAACCTGCAAACCTGTCGCTATCGAGAGGAAGATGCAGGTCAGCTGTTTGAGCCATTTGATTCCACCTCTGACTACTAATGAGCCTCCCCTACCACAACTACTACTTGACTCTGTTCCGATCAGTTCTGGAGGGAGTCAGGCAAGACCAGGGTCCACTCGCTTTCACTGAACGCATCCACGAGGCAATCCAACCGTATCTCCGACCTGAGTACCAGCGACCTGAACCACCCCTACCTGAGGTCTGATGAAGAAGGTTGTCTTTGACATTGAGACTGACGGTCTCTACAACGAAGTATCCACCATCCACTGTGTTACCCTCCACGACCTTGATAGCCGTGAGACTCTGGTCTTTAATGATCAAGGCTCTCGTAGTCCTATCTCTGCCGCTATCAGCTTTCTGGGTGATGCAGAGTGGGTGATTGGACACAATGTCATCAACTATGACATCCCAGTCATCCGTAAGTTCTACCCATGGGTCAATCTAAATGGAAGAGCATTGGATACGCTCCTGCTCTCCAGGCTGAAGTATCCAGATCTACTTGCTAGAGACTCTGCACTCAAGCTCTCGGGTATGCCCCCAAAGCTCTACGGCAGACATTCTCTGGAAGCATGGGGTTACCGACTAGGTACTCAAAAGGGTGACTTCGGTAAGACTGCCGATTGGAGTGAGTGGTCCCAAGAGATGGAGGACTACAACGTACAAGATGCCAACGTTACTGTGAACTTATGGGAACGCTTCCGCAAGACCTATCCTGGCTTGCCTTAGAGCATCGGGTTGCTGAGATTCTCACACAGCAGGAGATACACGGCTGGGCATTTGACGAACGATCAGCTCAAGAGCTGCACACCGAACTGTCAGCCGAGCTTCGCGATCTTCAAGATTCTGTGATCCGGCGCTTTCCCTATGTGCCTGGGCCGCTATTCACTCCCGCCAGGGACAACAGGACCAGGGGTTACATCAAGGGTGCATCAATGACCAAGCTGGTAGACTTCAACCCAACCAGCCGAGACCATGCTGCTTATGTGCTCACGACCTTTGATGGTTGGAAGCCTAAGAAAGCCACTGAGACTGGCAAGCATCAGGTTGATGAGGTGACACTCAAAGACCACGGCACTGAGCTGGCCCTTGCCTTCTTCAGGATGTTGGAGCTGACCAAGCAGTTGGGGATGCTCAGTGAGGGGCAGAACGGATGGCTCAGGCTGGTCCGTAATGGGCGGATTCACCACCACTGCTCAGTGGGGGCAGCCACTCACCGCTGCGCTCACCGTGGTCCCAATCTTGCACAGGTGCCCAGTGATCTCCGCTTCCGCCGACTCTTCACAGCCAGCCCTGGCCGGGTGATGGTGGGAGCTGACCTGAGTGGCATCGAGCTACGAATGTTGGCTCACTACCTGGCTGCCTATGACGGTGGTCGCTATGCCGACATTCTTCTGAATGACGACATCCACCAAGTCAATGCAGACAAAATTGGCATCAGTCGTAAGTTGGTGAAGACCGTCACCTATGCTTTCCTCTATGGAGCTGGTGATGAGAAGATCGGGCTCAGCTACGACCAGCAGCTCTCATCGGCCAAGGCTAAGAAGAAAGGGGCTGAGATCAGGCAGGCTTACATGGATGCCATCGACGGCTTGGAAAAGCTCGTCACAGGTGTCAAGTCTGCTGCCAAGACACGCGGCTGGATCAGAGCCATCGACGGGCGTCAGATCGCTGTGGATTCTCCCCACAAAGCACTGAACTACCTCCTCCAGTCAAGTGCTGGTGTGGTGGCAAAGCGGTGGATGGTGATTGCAGATACCTGCTTTTACGCTGCGGCTATTGATGCCCACCAGTTGGCTTTTATCCATGATGAGTTACAGTTTGACTGTGCTCCTGATGATGCTGAAGAACTGGGGGCCGTACTTCGCTTATCAGCTCAATCAGCTGGAGAGGTCTACAACCTACGCCTTCCTATTGCAGCTGAGTCAAAGATTGGCCCTACTTGGGCAGACGTTCATTGATCCACTTAACCATGATTTATGTCTCTACTGATTGACGCTGACTACACTCTCTACAAGAATGCAGCAGCCTGTGAAATTGACATCGACTACGGAGATGATGTCATCGTAGTTCAGAGCCGCTTCTCTGAGCTTCAGAGGATGATGTTGTGGGACATCAACAAGATCCGTTCCTCCCTTGAGTGGGCTGATGACGGCTCTGTCATCCTCTTCTTCTCCGACAGCACCAACTTCCGCAAGGACATCTACCCCGAGTACAAGGGCCACCGTAATCGCAAGAAGCCCTGTGGTTACAAGCGGGCGATCGAGTGGCTGAAGGGCCTCTACGAGGTGAAGGTCTTCCCGACCCTAGAAGCCGATGACGCTTTGGGTATCTGGCAGACCACCTATCAGGACGAAGACCACATCCTTGTCTCTCCAGATAAGGACATGCGTCAGATTCCTGGCCACCTGTACGACCTGACCAACCCGGTGGTGACTATCACCCCAGAGGAAGGTAATCGCTGGCACCTGATCCAGACCCTCGCTGGGGACCAGACCGATGGTTACGGAGGCTGCCCCGGTATCGGCATCAAGAAGGCAGAAGCCCTCTTCGATAAACACGGGGAGTCCTGGGCCACCGTTGTCGGCGCCTTTGAGAAGGCTGGCCTCAAAGAAGAGGACGCCCTGCTGAATGCGCGTCTTGCACGAATCCTTCAATCCACCGATTATGACCACTCTACCGGAACCGTCCGACTCTGGAATCCAGCTTCCCGAGGATTACCAGGAGATGCAGCTGAGCCTGCCTCAGCAGTTTGAGTTAGTCAAGTTCGATCGCATCATCGACAACGCAGCATCTCTGGAGCAGCTACGCAAAATCAGCAAGCAGCTTCTGAAGGCCTGGTTTGTGCAGCGAGCAGCGGTCAACTTCGCCTTACAGCAAAAGCTTACTGAGTTTCAAAAAGAAGCATTTCCTAACTCCCTATGAAAAGTAACCAGCTGGGTCCTGACTATTACCGTCGTGGCTCTATCCAAGTCTGGGACTTCATCCGAGATCAGGGGCTGAACTTCCACCTTGGAAACTCAATTAAGTACATCTGCCGTGCGGGATTCAAAGAGTCTCGCGTCGCTGACCTCCGTAAGGCTATCCACTACCTACAGAACGAACTTGAGCACGAACTCCAACATGACGAATCCTCTACAGTCCCAAGCAGCGGAGTTTCGCAGGCGCTTCCACCTCAATCCTGGCCTCTCTCAGACTTCTTTGAGCCTGCAGGCGACTCTGATCTCAGAGGAAGCACAGGAAGTAGCGGAAGCGGTAGCTGACCTCCAACAGAATCTCCACAGTCGATCAGCCAAAGCACATCTCCTGAAGGAGGTTGGTGATTTGGTCTACGTCTGCTTCCAGCTGGCTGAAGCCTTTGATTGGGATTTGACTGAAGCATGTAATCAAATTCACAGCAGCAATCTTTCCAAGCTAGGCCCAGACGGTGAGCCGATCCGACGTGAGGACGGGAAGATCCTGAAAGGTCCTTTCTACCTTGAACCTTACATTAACCATCTCGTATGACAAGTGACCACTCCACCCAAATATCTCGAACTGGCCGAGTTCAAAGCTGGATTGACGACCCTACGTCCAGACTGCCAGTTTCATGTACTGTCTTCGTGGTCAAAGACTCCATGGAAGGCCCAGACGGCATCGAAGCGTCATGGCGGTTTGTATCGCACGCTCTTCGTAATGGTGCTGGCGTTGCTGTTCATCTATCCAAGCTACGTCCCGCTGGCAATGACAATGGTCGTGGCCTCGTGGCTTCTGGGCCTGTAAGCTTTGCCCGCATCTACTCAACTCTCAACGAGACTCTCCGTCGTGGTGGTGTCTACAAGAATGGCGCAGTCGTCTGTCACCTAGACATCTGGCATCAGGACATTCTGGAGTTTGTCAACGCAGACCGATCCACTCTGCCATGGATTAAGCGCTGTGTTGACCTCACCCAAGGTGCTTGGGATGCTGCAGGTCAAGAAGTCCGTGACGCCATCATTGCTGGTATCAAGCGTGGTGACATCTGGCTAAACAAGATTCGCTTTGACGAAGATGGCCGGCGCATCTACGGCAACGTATGCCTGGAAGTGTATCTGCGTCATCGTGGCACCTGCCTACTGCAGCATGTCAACCTTGGTGGTTGCTTGATCCAAGATCTGGTTGGCGCATTCAAGGCTGGGATGCAAGAGCTGGTCGAGCTTCATGCCAGAACTGGTGTGGGTGATACTGGCGAATACCTGACCCCTGCTGAGGATCGACAGGTTGGCCTTGGTGTCCTTGGGCTGGCTAACTTCCTCAGAATGTGTGAGGTCACTTATGCCCAGCTGGCTGATGCCTTTGAAAACTACTTCGACGGTGGCCTATCTTACACAAGGGCAGATACCATTGTCGATGCTCTGGTCGATGGTATTGGAGCTGCTGCCGAGATTGCTCGTGAAGCTGAGATGGTCCGTGCGTTTGCCATCGCTCCTACTGCCAGCTGCAGTTACAAGAGTCGGGACTTGGAAGGCAACACATGTACTCCTGAGATTGCTCCCCCTATCTCTCGTGAGGTAGATCGTGACTCTGACACCTTCGGTGTTCAGACCTTCTCCTATGGAGAGGTTGAGATCGCATCGGAGGTGGGCTGGAAGGATTATGTGGCTGTAGCTAATGGTTTTGTCCGTATCTTCCAAGAGACTGGCCTCTTCCACGGCTACAGCTTCAACTCCTGGAGTGATGTCGTCACCTATGACGAAGAGTTTGTGGATCAGTGGCTTGATTCCCCTCAAACTTCCCTCTACTACTCACTGCAGGTGATGGACGACACCCAAGATAAGAGCAGGGCCATGGCAGCCCTGGGTGAAGGTGCCGACGAACTGCTTCAGTCAATTCTGGGGAATGATCTTTTCTCTCCAATCACAGAAGAGGAGCAAGCGGCTGGGAGGGCATTCAAGTCTGAGCCTTCTCAGCCACTAGACATCCGATGTATTGCTTGTGAGGAATGAGCACAAACCCCTATGACAAACTGAGCGCCCGTAAGCGGCCCTGGACCCCAGTCCGTCCTACTGCTGGTGATCTCAAAGTGGGCTCGGAGGATACTATCTTCCGGGCTCTTTCTCTTCGTCAACTGGAACTTCCTGTTGGTGAATTTATCCGTCAAGCAACCTCTAAAGATGTTCCTGCTGAAAGTCTTGCTCTACTTGAGTCAAACATCATTGATGAGGAAAAGCACGACCTCGCACTTGGGTACATTGCAGAGGCCCACGGCACAGACCCTGAGTACGAAGCAGAGGCAGCCAGGCTCACCCAAGCCTGGATCCAGCACCCAGACCACACAGTCCTCAAGGCCATGGTTCTGGAGCGCTCGATCTTCTTTGTCCTACTCCCCCTGTTTAGATTCAACGGGGATGCCGGTCTGCGAACCGTAAGTGCTGACATCAGTCGAGATGAGCAGGTTCATGTAGCGGCCAATAGCTTAGTTTGCCGAGAGTTGGGTCTAACACTTAGCCCATCCCTGGATCGCCTGCGTAAGGCCACCATCCAGTGGGTAGTGCAGGGTCTAGGTAAATCGGAAGATCGCTACCTGGATCGTCAGTTTTGGCTTGACCAAAGCGACTCTCTTCTGTACTCCGGCAAGGCTGAAGGTCTGATCGAAACCAAGCGGGCACGAATGCCTGCCTTTTTTGAGCATTCAAATTCCAATCTCCCTCAATATGCCTGAAATCACTGCCAGAGATCTCCTTGGCCCTGTAAGCCTTGGGCTGACTGTTGAGGACCTCTTGGGTGAGTTGGAGAATGCGTTTCCACCATCACTTCCTACACCAATGCAAACTCAAAGCGCAATCATGTACCAGAGTGGTCAGCGTAGTGTTGTGGAGTGGATCATAAACCGTATCAACGAAGAGTAGTATGCCTTGGGTTATTTCAAAAGGTGGTATTAACTTACTGGAGCCTACCGGCTACACGTCACAAGATAAGAATACCTATAGGGGATTCAGGCCACCTAAGCTCACTGATGATGAGAGTAGTCAAGGCCTTTTTTGGACACAAGATGGTCTCCGAAGACCGTGGAGTTCACCTGTCTGGCGCAAAGTAAGACAAGCGGCAAGTACACCTGATCCAGCACCAGCACCAGCACCTGCCCCAGTAGCAGCACCACCACCACCACCAGCTCCCCCCAGTCCATCAACTGCACCCGGCAATCCAGCCCTGTCTATCCCTGGTGTGGATGTTCGACTGACTGGTGAGAACCTGGGAATCAAGTCCAAAAACTCCAGTGCTCGTATATCTGGGAAACTCAACAAAGGTACCAGCCGACTGACTATCCCCCGCAGTTCTGGCGCTAACTCACTGAACTTAGGGTAATATGTCAGCAAAAGCAAGATACGATTTTCTTTCTTCATATCGGCAGCAGTTCCTAGATGCAGCAGTTAACTGCTCATCATACACCCTTCCTTACCTGATAAGTGAAGATCTCTACAGATCACGGGGCAACCATAAGACCTTAGTCACTCCGTGGCAAAGCGTGGGGGCCAAAGGTGTGGTGACGCTGGCATCTAAGTTGATGTTGGCCCTACTCCCTCCACAGACAAGCTTCTTCAAGCTACAGCTGAACGACGCCAAGCTTGGTGAGGACTTCCCTCCGGCGATTCGCTCTGAGCTAGACACCAGCTTTGCCAAGATGGAGCGGATGGTCATGGAGAGCATCGCTGCCTCCGGTGATCGAGTTGTTATCCATCAGGCTCTCAAGCACCTAGTGGTGGGTGGTAATGGTGCCCTGTTCCTTGGCAAGGATAATACCAAATTCTATCCACTCAACCGTTATGTTGTGGATCGAGACGGTGATGGCACTTGGATCGAGTTAGTCACCAAGGAACTGATCAGCCGCAAGCTGTTGAAAAAGGAAGGGCTGATCGACACTAAGGATGACTCTAATCGTCCTGGCCATGATGGCATGAGTGCTGTGGATGACGATGACGTTGAGATCTACACCCACGTCAAACGAGTAGACAAGCAGCATATCTGGTATCAGGAGATCGACGGTAAACGGGTCAAGGGCAGCAATGGAAGCTCCCCGGTTGACCGCTCTCCCTGGCTGGTTCTTCGCTTCAATGTTGTTGACGGTGAAGCCTATGGTCGCGGTCGAGTTGAAGAGTTCCTAGGTGATCTGAAGTCCCTAGAAGCTCTCACCCAAGCCCTGGTCGAAGGCTCTGCTGTGGCAGCCAAAGTCCTTTTCCTACTCAATCCCGGTTCAACTACCAAACCTGCTGCTGTATCTACAGCACCCAACGGTGGCATCATTCAGGGCAAGGAGGGAGATCTCGTTCCCGTCCAAGTGGACAAGGCGATGGACTTCCGAACTGCTCAAGAGATGGCAGTGCAGCTTACTCAGCGCATCTCCGAAGCCTTCCTGGTGATGAATGTTCGGCAGTCAGAACGCACGACAGCCGAAGAAGTTAGGATGACTCAGATGGAACTAGATTCACAGCTGGGTGGACTATTCTCCCTGCTGACTGTTGAGTTACTGGTCCCCTACCTGAACCGAAAGCTGGCTGTAGCGCAGCAGTCAGGTGACATCAAGAAGATTCCTAAGAACTTGGTCCGTCCGACCATCGTTGCAGGCATCAATGCCATTGGTCGCGGACAAGATGCTGAGAGCCTTGTGCAGACACTGACAACAATCGCACAGGTCTTTGGGCCTCAGGCTATCCCCCAGTTTATGGATCCTCTGGAGGCTATCAAGCGTCTCTGTGCAGCCAAGGGTATTGACATCCTCAACCTTGTCAAGACCACTCAGGCTGTGGAGCAGCAGAACCAACAGGCGATTCAGACGCAGAAGGAGATGAGCCTGGTGGATCAGACCGCTGCCCTGGCGTCAACACCAATGATGGATCCAACTAAGAACCCACAACTACAGAATGGAGAATCAAACCCCCTCGCGGCCAATCAGGGCCAAGCGGACATTCAAGCCCCTCCCCAATGAGGTGATGTTTGACGAGTCTGAGGTGGCGGTGCCCACATCGTTGGAGCCTGCCTCAGAACCACCCACCAACAAATATGCCAAGAAGGTGAAAGTTGGTAGCACTAAAACCATTGGCCGCAGTCCCAACTATGTGGAGTCTGTTGGTCTTGGCAACCTAAAAGTAATTACCACTAATGGCATTCAACCTGAGCTACGATCCGAACCAGGATCCTGAGCTTCAAGACGATATTAACCAATCTGAGCAGGAAGCTCTGGAGGTTGGTGAGCGCCTAGCTGAAGAGCAGGGTGAGCTGCTGGCTGGCAAGTTCCAATCTGCTGAGGATCTGGAGGCTGCCTACCTGGAGCTTCAGAGCGCCTTCAGCCGGAGGAATCAACAGCCTGAAGCTGATGAGTCAGAGGAAGACGAGCAGGCTGACATTGACTCTCTGGTCGAGACCCTCCGCGCCGAGTTTGAGCAGTTTGGTCAACTTACCCAAGAAACTGCTGATGAACTGGGAGAGGATGTAGCCGAGCAGGTTGAGGCTGCCTTCGCTGCTGAGTCAGATGAGGAAGAGCCTTCTGGTGTCCCTCTGACTGCAGAAGAGACATCCCAGG